CTAACGTCGCTGCACAATTGACGAGAGCCTTCAAAGAATTGATTTTCGAAGCTTATTTTCGGAAAGAAGGAAAATATCCAAACTTTACATGGGCTGGTGAAGAAGGTCTCCTATATGACATACTATTAACAGGAAAACCCTTGAGAGTCGGGGAGTTATACGAACAATGGGATCAAGTCACTGTTAAAGGAACTATTGATCCGTATTTGAACCTGAACATTTTGGATCTGATCCAAGATAAAGCCTGTGGTGTCCCTCGTTCTGAGGTGCTCAAAGAATTGCGAGCTCAAAAGAGATCAGGATGGAAACAACGTCGGGTTTTAACCAAGTTCATGTCAGAAGATACACCTGATCCAAAAGAGTTCTTGACATCAATTGACACAACAGAAGGTGGATTGGACGATGAAGATTTGACCATTGGAGTAACTCCAAAGGAAAGAGAGTTGAAAGTAAAACCCCGACTCTTTTCGTTGATGTCATTCCCCTTGAAACTATATTTCGGATTGACTGAGCACCTTCTGGCGGACACTATACTTCCATACGTGAAAGAGATCACAATGACCGACGGAGCAATAGAATTACAAAAGAAGATGTACCACGCCACTAACAAGATGGTAGGTCACAATAAAGAAGTCCTAGTTGTGATCAATCTAGATTTTGAAAAATGGAATCTTAATTTTAGAGAGTGCAACACAATTGACTGCTTCAAGATATTAGATCAATTGTTCGGATGGGATAAGGTCTTTTCTCGCACCCATGATTTTTTCAAAAGGACACTGTTTTATTGTGCAGACAATCAGGAATACCCTTCCGAGGAGGATTTTAAGAACTTAAACAACAATTATATCTGGTCTCAATTAGGAGGTTGCGAAGGCTTGCGTCAAAAAGGATGGACTTTGATAACCGTCGCCGCAATCCGTCTTGTTTTGATCAAAATGGGAGTTAAGTTTGCACTTCTGGGACAAGGTGATAATCAAGCTCTGGTCCTCACATTGTCTTACGACCCTGAAAAAGAATCAATCAGCAAAGTGCACGTCTTATTTGCTGATATACTCATCAATATGGGGAATTTTTTCCGAGATATCCGATTGCCTTTAAAAATAGAAGAAACTTGGTCTTCCTCTAATGTGTTTGCTTACGGAAAATTATTCATCGTCAACGGAGCACCTAGGCCAATGTCATTAAAAAGGATTTCTCGGTGCTATCCATTATCGAATGAAGACTACCCCGGATTGTTCACATCAATTGCTAGTATTTTTGCAAACGCTCAAGCTGCCACAGCCTCAGATTATAATTTTATAGTCAGCTACATTGTCGCTATGACAGAAGCAACCAATGCCATATTGATGCATCTATCTCATTCTGTATTGCTAGGCGAACCTCTTAAGAGAGGAAAGAGCCTAATCACAACTGTTGAACCTTTTGCAAAGATGATTCAAGGGATCGATTCAAATATCATGTCACTCTGTAAATACCTTACGTGGACATCCGCATCATTAGGAGGGTACCCTTTCCAAAATCCTCTAACTTTCTTGACTAAAGGTTTTTCCGATCAGGTGACACTGGACTTGCTTTGGGGGTATAAGCGGTGGCAATATTTAAACAAAAAACAATTAGCTTTAAACAGAGGTTTACCTTCTGATGATGTAGCAACATCGGTGGCCCTTGCCATTATCTGCCCTGTTCTCAAGACTTTCTCGATAGAAGATCTAGGGAATTTATTATCAGCACCTGCGGCCCTCAATGTGTTCTCAGGGCCACAGAAAGCAGCTGTTTTGAGAGCAAAAGCAAGGGATGTGCTTTCTATGGAGCATGTCAATAAGAACAAGGACTTATTGAATCTGATAAGGTATTTCAACAAAAACGAAGAACAATTGTTAATGAGTTTGCATACAATGGAACCTTTCCATGCTAGGCTAGCGGCGGATATTTATGCTGCTTCTCCTTCTGGAGTCACAGAGGCCCTGTTCGGTAAGTTCGACACAACCAAGACTTTAAGAAATGTTGCAAGAGAGGAAAATATTGGTTTTTTATTTGCTGTTAAAAGATCAGAAATTATGTATTACACGGGAGTATTGTTCCAATTAGAAAACGCTGACAGAATCTGCCTAGATTTTTGGGCCAATTATCATGACTCGGATTGCATGATGAAATTAGTTAAGGAACTTAGGTATAGGTCATGGAAGAGGGAGATTATCGGAATCACAACTCCACACCCTGCTCACTTTTTGAGAAGAATCACAGGGGAAGATCTTTCAAATTATACTCTACCGGAACAGGAACTATCTCTGAGAGTTGATCGCTCACTGGTGGCTTCGCAAGCTCTAATTTTCAGAGCTGTTGGACCATTTCCTCCTTACCTTGGGGCAGACCGAGTGGAAGGAATTTCTCAACACAAGGATTATCAAATAAAGTCTTCCCTGGGTCCAATAAGAGCAAGTGTGGATAATCTTAGAGTTGTGGGTTGGTTTGTTAACCCAGAAAGCAAGTTGGCAAAATCATTACTGGGATGTGTTTCTGCGTACACGGATTTTGATCCTTCCGTGTTCCTATCACTATCCTCGACAGATTCTTCGAACTGGGTGAGGCGCTATAATGATCGTTTTTCAAAGCACGGTGGATTTTTGAATACACTTTATGGACTAAGTACGAATGTATGTCTTTCGACGAGCAACCACACCAATGTTGCCACTGCCTCTTCCATTCATTATGGCGCTATGAATGTCTACGCTATTGCCTGCCTCGGACTAGATTTCTCTCAGGGACAGGGTAAACAGTTATCTAGATACAAGGTAGCTTGTTTTTGCAACGATGTCATTGCGGAATCTTCAATAGTGTTGCCGGAGGTCCAAAAAGAAATCATCTTTCCGAAACTTGGAGAAGAATCGGTCTTGTGGAGAGGGGCAGACGTTCTGAGCAAAAGCATAAGTGTCCATCTCCAGTCGAAGGTCAGCAACCTTAAAAGTTCAGTCAACAATCGCCTAGAAGTAGTTAGTGCCCTATCGTCTACCGTATTAAGGTCCATAACTAATGGCTACAATGAACTTAAATCTAGCATTGAAATTCGTCACAGTTATTTGCCAACTAGTCATAGAGAAGTGGTTGTTTATTTCAAGATAATTGGACTAGGGATAGTAGGACATAGGTTATTAGATTGGCTCACCGGCTTAGAAGAGTCTGATTTTTTCCAATTTGATCTGGCTCTGGATCGACATGTTTTTTCTCTCATTGGTAGGGTTCAGAGAAAACATCTAAGGGGTTGGGTGCGGATGTTGGACGAGAGAAGACACTGGAACTTTTTAACCAAGTTTACTCAGGATGCTGGAATTTTCATCGATTTTTCAATTGAAGATTGGAAACAAGATT